TAGTTGCTAGAATGTTAGTAATAAATCTGATAGTATTCCGCTTCACAATAACTAGGTGGGAAAAGCATAAATGGATATAAAAGATTTATTAGTTAAAGCTCTCTACGAGAAAGAGAACAGTAGAGGTAGGTCGCTACAGACACAGATAGGTCCATCAGAGTTAGGTGGCTGTCGGCGTAAGGTCTGGTATAAATTAAACGGACAAGAGAAGACCAATGGCGGAGAGCTAAAGCTCGCAGCTATTATGGGTACTGCTATTCATAACTCTATAGAGAATGCTTTATCTAATAACAAAGAAGTTTTGCTAGAGCAAACAGTAGAACATAACGGAATGAAAGCTCACGTAGATCTCTACATTCCTGGGACAGGCGATGTAGTGGATTGGAAGACAGTGAAGTTGAAGAACCTCACTTACTTTCCAAGTCAGCAACAACGCTGGCAAATCCAAACTTACGGATACCTGATAGAACAAAGTGGCTTGGGGAAGGTTACTAATGTTCATCTGGTAGCAATACCGCGAGATGGTGACGAGCGCGATGTCAAGGTCCATACGGAGAAGTATGACCCTGCTGTTGCGCTCGAAGCCCTCTCTTGGTTAGAGGCTATTAAGACCAGTGAGGTTGCTCCTGAACCTGAAAAGGATGAGAGCTACTGCAAGTTCTATTGTAAATACTTTGACGCATCTGGTGAGATTGGATGCGTTGGTCTAAAAAAAGAACGTACAAAGACTGAACTACCACTCATTGATAATGATGAGGCAAGTAATCAGGCTTTGGAATATCTACAGATAGATAACAAGATAAAAGAATTAACAACTCAGAAGGATGCAATTAAAGAAGCGCTGACTGGTGTTGTTGGGGTTACAGCTACAGGTGTTGAAGTTAGATGGACAGAGGTAGCTGGACCTAAGCAAGTAGATAAAGAAAAAGTCCAAGAGATTCTTGGATTCGTACCAACTCTAAAAGGCAAGGATAGTCTGCGCCTTTCAATTAAACATAATGGAGGTAAGTAAAGTGGCTGCACCAGAATCAACAAAGTTCCAAGTCAATTTCAAGACACCAGATGGAACTCTCATTAACCTTTATGCTACAAGTAAGGAGGAATTGGAAGGGTTGCTAACAGCAGCTTCTGACTTTTCTGCCCTTATTATCAGCACAAGTCAAGCGTATGCAGGCGCTGCACCTGCTGCTCCCGTTTACAATTCTGCACCAGCAGTAGCATCAGCACCATCTGCTGGCGGAGAAGAAACTGTCAACGATAAGTATGGCAACATCTGGGTATACAACCACCCAAGCGCACCAGAGTGCTCTCGTGGAAAGATGGTTCTAAAGCACGGCAAGGCACAAGCAACTGGCAAGCCATACAAGGGTTGGTTTGATCCTGCTACTGGTCCTAAGTGGACTGGTGCTAAAGTTCCAAAGGACCAACAAGCGGCAACGATTTGGGCGTAACACAATGCGAGAGCCGCGTGAATACGAGGCTCCGCTATGTGCACAAGTCGGAGGAGACCATTGGTTCCCAGAGGTTACTGGAACAGACAGTAGTTCTCGTTACCATACAAGTTTTGCAAAAACTATCTGTGGAAGATGTATCCATAAAACCGAATGCGCTGAATGGGGTATACAGAACGAAAGATTTGGTATCTGGGGTGGCCTCACAGGGGCTGACCTAAAGGAAGCTAGAAGAAAAAGAAATGTAATACTGCCAAGGGAGGGGCATAATGCTTAGACTAGATAGAGCTTGGAAGTCTTCTCGTACTACAGCACAACCCCTACCTACAGTATGGAAAGATCTAGAGAAGAAAGATATAAAGTTTAGACGAGGCCAAGTATGTATGGTCGCTGCTGCGCCCAATGCTGGTAAGTCTATGTTCGCTCTGGTCTATACCATTCAGGCAAAGGTTCCTACTTTGTTCTTCTCAGCAGATACAGATACCGCTACAGTAATGATGCGAGCATCTGCACATACAGCAGGTCATACTCAGCAGACAGTTGAGAAAATGATTACTGATAATCCTCGTTACTATGATAAGTACTTGGAGAGTATGTCGCATATACAATGGGTCTTTGACTCCAGTCCTAATCTTGATGATATAGAAATGGAAATCAAAGCCTACATAGAACTATATGGGTTGGCTCCAGAGCTAATCGTAATAGATAACTTAATGAATGTTGTTGCTGAATCTGATAATGAATGGGCAGGACTACGCCAGATTATGGTTGAGTTGCACGATATGTCTAGGAAGACTGAAGCCTGTGTGTTAGTACTGCATCACGTATCAGAACAGAGTGAGTATGGTAATCCAACTGAACCTTCAGCTCGCCGTGCTATTCACGGAAAGGTGAGTCAGTTACCTGCGATGATACTTACTCTTGGCTATAGCCCAATAGAAAATACTTTAAGAGTTGCACCAGTAAAGAATCGTTTTGGAAAGCATCAAGCAGATGGTAAGGATTATGTAGGGCTCTTTGTGAACTTTGCTACCTGCCAGATATCTGACTCTGATTCTTATGGTAGAGCAGTTCTTCATTCTAATCCGTTAGTGAGGTACTAATGCTAACTCGTTATGCCTTAACAAATAAAGAAGAAGCACAGGCTGTTGTTATAGGCTTTGAAAGACAGAAGCCATACCTTGGTGACCCAACTCGTAATGTAAATTACTCAGAGGGAGATCTTTGGGAAACTTGGCAACACGCTGTTGCTGCTGGTGCTGAACTAGCCTTCGCAAGAATGCTTGGTAAAAATGATTTTGTCCCATCTGTAAATAAGTGGAAGACAGAGTTGGATATACCTGGTATCGGTGAAGTTAGATATACACATAGCAATTTAGGATTGCGCTACACAGTCAGAGATAACGATGAGCTTATCTACGTTCTTCTTACTGATGGACTTAGGCATAAGACACGCAGGACTGCACCAGACTGGAAAGGTCCTGAGTATATTGCTACTGGCTGGAAGCGTGGTATAGATTGCAAACGTGATGAATGGAAGTATAACGATAAGACTTGGTATGTTCCTGTCTCTGAACTTCAACCTATGGAGACTTTGAATGTCTAGTTACAATAAGGCTAAGGGTTCTAAGTTTGAGACAGATGTGATGAAATATCTACGCAAACTAGGCCACTTTGCTGAAAGACTTGCCAAAGCTGGAGCCAATGACGAAGGTGATATTGTCACCATAATCGCAGGTCAGACCTATATTCTGGAATGTAAGAATAGAAAGTCATTAGATCTTCCGCAGTTCTGGGCAGAAGCTCAGACTGAGGCAGCCAACTATGCGAAGGCGCGGGGTCTTGTGGTTGAGCCTCCCGCCTTCGTTATAGTCAAGAGGCGCAGAGGTAGCATAGAAGATGCTTGGGTAATACAAACACTAGAGAAATGGGTAGGACAAATGCCAGTACCACAAGGACAGATAACAAGTAGTGAGATATTTACTACACCAGAAGTACAGAAAGAGCTTGAAGATGTACAGATACCAGATGAACCAACTGAAGTAGAGGAAAAAGAACAAGAATGATGTGTTCAGACTGCAAGGTGGCTGGTGAGTTTAACTCACGAGGTCAGTATGATAAGGCTGAAGAGATGCACGGATACTGTAAAGGAGACTGCGCTTGCCAACACAAGACTGGTCCAGGGTGGGTCGTAAGAAAAGGTCAAAAGGCGACTCTGATGCAAACACAGTCTCCATAGCAGATGTAATTAGACACTTCGGAGGAGAAGTAAAAGAAGGTCGCAACATATCTGTACGTTGTTGTATGCACGATGATGCTCGCAAGAGCGCAGTCATTGACACCTATAACAATTTGTATTTCTGTCATACCTGTGGCAAGGGTGGCAACGCTGTTAATGTAATTATGGAACTAGAGAATGTGGGGTTCAAAGATGCTCTCGCAAGGGCAGGCGAAATTATTGGAGGAAGCGGCTCATCACTACGCACAGGAGATAAGCCCAGAAGCTCTGCAATATCTAGAAGGACGTGGAATATCTGAGGAGATAGCAGCTAGGTATCGTCTTGGTTCTATCACAGATCCGATAGAGGGACATCAAGGCTATCAAGGTTGGATATCTATACCTTACTTCACTGCTTTAGATATCTGTGTTGGCTTTAAGTTTAGAAGATTAGATGATGGTAAGCCTAAGTATGGAGCGCCTGTTGGTCAGAAGTCACACCTGTTTAATGTCATTTCAACTATGTCTAATACCAGCAGGGTAGTTGTATGTGAGGGTGAGTTTGATGCGATAGTTATGGAAGCTAACTGCCAAGTGCCAGCAGTAGGAGTGCCTGGAGTTGCTGCTTGGAA